GCTGATTATCATTCTTTGCTGAATTATCCTTTATCCGGCTTTTTAGCTGGTCGGCTTTTTGTAATCGTGTTTTGGTTGTTAAAGTACTGTCAACCTTTGGGTCTCTTAGTTGTTTCTCCAACGCTGACATTTCGCCCTGTGTGCCGCTCAGCATCACGCTGTCAATGCCCTCTACCTCTTCTACAACATCCACCACCGTCTGCCGGCGTGTGCGTTCTTCATCGGTCAACTCCATGGTGTCAACCAGGTCACGCATGTACTCAAAATCACCGCTCTGCTCGGCAACAGCGTAGTTGTCATCCAGCATCTGCTGGCGCTGCTCTTTCTGGACCTTGACCGCTCGTATGGTGTTCTGCGTAAACTCAGACTCGTTCCGGCCCTTCATCTTAGCGACCCACTCATCACGAAGACGTGGGTTCTTTATGTCCTGGGCCAGCTCATCAATGCGCTTGTTCCCAGCGTCAAACCTAAGCTCGGGCAGGAATTCAGATGTTGGTACATCACCACGGGGTACTTGCTGCCCACCTACCGTCTTGGTCAGCTGTACATCTTTGACGCCAGCGGCTTCCAGATCCTGCGACGGGAACCTGTCAGACGAGCCCCAGTGCCGGTCAAACTCCTGCATGTCTGTGTGCAGTGCATTATCCGCAGTGTCACGTTCCATCAGTTCCTGACGGCCACGTTTGATGGCAAAAGCATTTGATACGTTCTGCGCCGTTCGGCCAATAGCCCTAGCAGCAATCGCGGCTGTCTGTGCGTTTATGTTTGCTTCACGGATAGGCGCGGCAGCGTCAATCCTTGCCCCGACGCGCCCCGGCCCTTGTGGCTGTATGACTGGGATTTTAGGCATTAGGATTGCCACCATTTAACATTGGGGTTAGCCGCCCGTGCCGTTTGCAGATTAGCAAAACCACCAGAAAGCCCGGTCGCTGCTTCTCCCACACCACCAACTAAACTACCTATTGCACCGGCCTTGGCTGCTGACTGTAGGTTCTGCCCACCTTGCCTGGTGATCTGAACACCCCGCTCCCCCTGTTGAACTGTGAAGTCACGTGTTTCTTGTCGTTGCTTCTTCTGCTCTGCAAGAAACCTACTTATAGACCCACTCTTAATATCAAACCCTGTTGCCCCGGCAGCAGCAACTTGCTGCCCTGTTGCCTGTTCACTCTGGATGTCAAGACGACGCAACGTATCAGCCAGCTGAAAACGCTCAAACTCTTCCTGTTTACGTGTGAGTTTCTTGGCTTTCTTACCCGCTTTCTTCTTTGAACTATAACCAAAAGCCGCTGAAGCAAGAGCGGACCCGGCAATAACAGACCCAGTAACCATGCTACGCCCCCCTCTTTATATAGCCAAACAAAGAGCTTCCATCTTCACACATATCAGGTATTTCAAAATTATATTCAAATCCGAGAAACTTCACCCACCGCTCATCTTTGGGCTCATTACCCGCAATCATAATTATCATCTTTTTCATGTCATACTTTATAAACAACTGCTGTATGATAGCCTTTACTGCGCGTGCATACATCCTGCCGACATACGTCAAGCTGTGTGATTGAAATGCCCACGCCATATATATGCCTTTGTGAAACTGTGTGATGCCAATGATTGAAATCACCTCACCCATAGAACGAAAGGTAAAAGCTTCAGGCGACACAAAAGGCAGGTACTCATTACCTTGAAATGTTTCCCTGTGATCTTGTGTTAACTCATCCATGTCATCAGCTTCGAATCTATCTATTCTCATGTTCCAGTTACATCAGTTTCATTAAATATGCCCAGTACCGTCAGCGGATAAGGCAGATCCTGTTCAACCTCGATTTCTGCAAATCTATCCCGCCCCAGATTAGCCACACGCTGGTATACCGTTCCGTGTAAGATTGGATCTGCTGTGTCATCATTTGTAGTCAGCTGTCGTGTTGGTGGTCGCTTGCCATTTATCAGAGGCTCTGCTGAATTCAACGTTGCAACATAGATCTTGTTATGATGCTTAATCTTAGAACGGGTAGAACCCTCTTTGTCTTTTGTATCATAAGGAAGCGTTTTGATGCGTTGGCTATAATGATAGCCGGCAGAAACTTCCAGTGCTGGTTCTTGTAACACAATAGAGCCATCAGAGCCAACTGTGACATCTGCTTGTGTCCAACCATCGGCAATCACCCCTACCGTCTGGTTTGCTAAATGATCAAAGCCAAAGAACTGTGTTGTCAGTGTTTCTGACCTAACTGTGACATAACTATCGAGATATACAGGGTCATCTGGTTTCCAAAATTCTACATAAAGTTTTCCGTTGCGCTTAACCAGCGCTGCTATTTGATGGATACCATTAGAAACAAATTCGGTCATAGAAATTATTTGCCCATTTGTTTCTATAACTGTCCAACCAATAGTATCAGTGTCTTGATTATAAACACCGGCAGCAGCTGTGCCATTTTCTAAAACAGCAATTATGATTCTTTCTTTACCTTTAAATGATGTAAGTTCAAGAATAGAGTAATTGAGGAACAAATGCTCGGCTGCAAATGTTATGTCAACTGGCGTATAGCCATCACGCCCACGCACATAATCAAAAGAGTTAATTCTGTTTCTCTCTGAACTAACAAAGAACAGCTGTGTCCCAAGCTTACGTGGTTGTATCAAAGCCCCACCTTCAGCTGAATTACCACGCGCTGTGATATCAGTAGGGGTTAAGTTTGGTCCAGTAGATTCAACAACATCTTCTCTTTTTGATGTACCCATGAAAAGCTGCTTACCAGAAGCAAGCCACATAATGGCGCCCTCTTCTGTACGATCAGCTTCTATGGGGTCATTATCCGCACTAGTGGATCCTGTTCTAAAATCTATATAATTTGTGTTTGCAAATGCTGTTTCATCAATTTTAGTAGCAATCAATGTCCCCGGATACTCATCTTGTCCGGCTAAAAATGTACGAGTATTAGAAAAAGTTATTGCTTTTGGGTTTGATGTAAGGCTGTTCCAAGGTGAAGTACCTGACCCCGTGGGGTATGAACCTGTGTCCGTATCCCATGAAACATCCTGAAATGCCCATGTGTTGTCATTTGTCACAAACAATTGTTGTGGGAAAACCCCGCCTGTTACAAAAAATTGTTCTTTTGCCCCACCCCTTTTATTGGGCACCATACCTTCTTGTAACTGGGAAATATCAAACTCTGACCATGGTGAAGCAAAACTTAAAACTCCTGGATTAGCTGTTATGTCATAAACAGCCCACTTATCAAGTTCTACTACACTTGAAGCATCAACGGTTCTGAAAGTAACAAAATATGATGCTGCTGGAGCTAAGTAACTAATATTAATGACTTCACCATTTTCTATAAAATCAAAATAGTCATTATCACCAGCTGTACTACCGATTCTTATATTAACATTCTGATCTGTTAATTGTAGTAAAATGAGTTCACTATCGTTACCAGGAGTTTGAGCGAAAATTCCTAAACCTGTAGAACCTGTAAATTGTACTTCAGCCCATTGCCCTGTCTGGGTCCCATTCGTTAGCGTACAAATACTTCCGGCAAACTGCACACTAGACTGACCACCGTTTGTAACCTCGTTCCATTCAAATGGTTTATCAAAATCAAAATCTGTTGTAACAAAATTATCAGATCTTAAATTCCCTGTTTCGTCTAACACGTACACCTGGTCATCTGTTGCAACTACAACATATGTATCATTTTCATTTCTTTCAAATGAAAATACTCGACCATATGTAACACCAGGGATTTCAGCTAAAAATTCCAATCCAGTACGACCCCTTGCCGGACCTCTTGAAGTAGCTAATACATTAACAGCCTCACGTAACCCCTGTTTGTATCCCTTAGTATCAGATCGAAGATCCAACAGAGGTGAAACAGCACCTGCTGCAAATGAGTTTTGAATGGGGCGAAACTTTGGCATTACGGACGTCTACCAAGATTACGTCCAGTAATCGCTCTGACATTTATTATCCTGGGAGACCTGATCCTGTCAGATGAGCCCTGAGTACCGTCTGTCGCGGATGCGGCGCGTATCATGTCTTCAAATTCTACCTTCAGATCCTTCTTCGCCGACCGACTCTCAGTCAATGGCATAGCCATGAGGTAAGCCAAATACAATGCCATGGCTTCAACAAAGGTTGAGCTAAACCTGTCTTCTGTTATCTCGTTGAAAATATATTTCAGATAAAGAGTGCTGGAGTTCGATACTATAGTGTTACCTTCGAGCCGGTAGTCCATGGGTGAGCCACCATCTTTATAGTCTGCAAAATCAGAGACTATCAAAGTCCGCAAACAATCAGCGGGCTTGATGTGCTGATAGCTATACCCCCAGTCAGGGGCGGCAGCTAAAGGTGCTGACAGTGTTGTACGTTTCGTAGCAAACGTCCATGCTCTTTTTTCCAAGCAATACCGTCGCGCTGAGTCGTAGTTAGTAACACACAAGGCGGCTTCAACAGACTCATCAGGATCAAAGGCCATAATAAGATTTGCCGACAATAGCGCCAGCGCCTTGTTACAAATTTCTACCTTCGATGTCATAAAAGCCGCCTTTAGTGTTTAGCTGAATTCGTCAGCAGCCTTGACCTTCGCGGCCCTGGGCTTAGTGACCTCTTTAGTCGTTTCTGCTTTTGGAGCTGGTTCTGGTTCCTTGTCCTCCGGGAACCACTTGTCAATCAGACTCTGTACCGTGTGTTTTGTTAGATCCAGCTTACGGCAGATCTGGTTGACGTTGGCACCGTTCTCATACATACGGCGTATGGCAATTGTGTCTCTTACTGAAGCACTTGGTTTTGGCATTTGGAAATCTCTCTCTTTGTTATTTATGGGAGTAAATCTTCAGGTGGGTCAAAATCTAACTCACCTAAAAATTCAACACATTTTTCAAGAGCCGATCTTGACCGAACTGACAGGCCACCAGTATTAGGAAGCACCATAGCTACCGTACCTGGACCCGCTATTGCATTGACCAAAGTTGATTGTGCAACATCTATGGCTATTTTTAGATGGTCCTTTGGGGCCCCTAAAAGATTTGATGCTGTTGAGTATTGAGTAGGTGAACCTGCCCACGCCTGGACAACCGGCGACTCCCTTAGGGTTTCCCTTATTCCTCGCAGTGTTTCATGAATCTCAACAAATCTTTCTGTAGCCGCAACAGCATTATTAACCAACACACACACGTCACCCTGATCAACTATAACTGACAATGCTGTTGAGTCCGGTACAGTTTCAGAAGTAACATTATCTTTTGTACTGCCAAGTGCTAGTTTTGCATACTTCATATTCCTATCTCCAAAAAAGCCCCTGCAACCAGCACAGGGGCCATGTGGTTTACTCTACACTCACACAGTCACCAGCTTATGGCACTGCATCCGCGTAATGTCCAATGCGGATGTGCTCATCCTGAACGCGAACACAGCCGGCCGCGAACTGGTAAAACACCTGCCATTGGTATGACACGCTGGGGTTTTCAGTGATACGCACTTTCATATTCATGTTGACTGCCAGGCCCAGTGCCTTCTTGGTCATAAAGATACAATAGTGCTCATCGGCTGCCGGTATCGTCAGGCGGTTTGACACGATCCAGGTAAAGCCCATCCAGTTTGGCACGATACCGCTCGCGCTCAGCTCCTGTAGGGCCTGCGTCTGAACGTAGTCGGCGTTAGTCTGTTCGGTCAGCTGCAAGAGCTTACGAACCTGGTGCGGCGTCACAATAGCCACCTTGGGCTCATCCGGCATGATTTCCTGGAGCATGAAGCTTTCCTGGATTTCAGTCACAGAGTCAAAGGTGATGTTGGTGGTACCGTCGCCAATGATGTTGCCGGCAGGGAGTGCGGTCGGGGTCAGGGTGCCGTTGTCAGTATTCACCAATGCCGTGCCGCTAGCCGCGTCAATACAGATGTCATCGTATGCCCGGCGCATGCTCATTCCAATACTTTCGGTAAATGCACTTTCCGGGTCAATAGCCATCTGAGCAGCATCGAAGTCTTCGAATGTCATGGTGGATTCAAAGACACGGGGGGTGGAGGTGCGACGGGTCCATACGTCGTCAACATACTGTGTGTCTTGACGCCGGACAGCCTTATCACGCTCGATAGCGTCAGTGGCGTCCAGTCGATCCCAGTTATAGAATTCAGCGCTGGTGGAAACTTCGGTTACGTGGGGACGTACCCGAGAATCACTCTGCTGTGCGATTTGAATGACCGAATCCCGGAATTCCTGGATTAGGGCATTGTCAACTGTCTGTACCATTTTTAGTTCCTCTTGTGTGGGTTGTGTAACCCATTGAAAACTGTATAAGTTCTCGCTGGGTCTACCCTCACAAGAGGAACCTCATGCTGTGGTTTTAACCTTCGTCAACCCGGTATTCGGAACGCTGGTCTATGCCATTAACCCAAGAATAGTACTGGCAATTTCAGATGTCAAATGCTATCCGGACTGGCCCGGATAGGCCATCTTGTAGAGCGCTCGTACCTTTTCTCGTGCAGCCTTATACGCGGGGTCTAATTTGTTATTGTAGGGGTGATCTTTGTTGTTACGAATTTCACTGATGGCCGTTATTGCGTCATTCGGTGACATCAAAGAACTACCACTCCCCTCTTGATTATAAAAGTTGTTATTCTCGCCGTTGAGCCCACCCAGCACGGAATTCAACCAGCGCAGTGTGTTCGCGCCGGCAGTGCCGCTTTCAATGGATTCCAACAGCCCGGCAGGGGCACCGGTTCTGCTCAGTAAGTTCTTGATAGCAGATACTTTTCCTTCTTTTGTCAAGCCCCATTCCAGGTTTAGGCTATCCATGTCCTTGCGGAACTGTTCGTGATTGGCAATGTCCCCGGCCTGTTCAGCCCCGGCCACTTTCTCTATCACCTTTTTGAACTGCCCCCGAGTCAGGCCGGCTTCCGCAGCGGCGGATGTCAACAGACCCCAGCGGTCGTCCGGTATGTCAATACCGTCCACCTGCACGCGCTCATAGCCATTGGCGTCTTCCGGCGCCCCCATTTGACGGAGCGTACTCTTGGCTGTTTCTTCGTTGCCATAGTCAGGCGTGGGTATCAAACCAGGCACCTGCTTCTGAAGTTTCTGGTAGAACTGCTCACGCGCTTCAGTGCCTGCGTCTTCTCCAGGTACCGTGATTGATCGCCCCATACGGGAGCGCATGTCACCTACCTGCTTGTAGAATGTCGCTGCATCAGGCGCATCTTTAACCTCTTGCCAGCTTCGAATATCTTCGGGTAGATTAGATCTCCAATCCGCAGCAGCAGCACCAGCATCCCCAGCGCTGCCCCCACCACTGCCACTACCAGAATCATTACCGCCGCTGTCACCTCCCGCATTACTTCCACCTTCACCCCCTTCAGCCATAGTCATAATGTTCAACCAGAAAATACTATTAAGTTTCATTTAATCACCCCCTACTTTGGTTTACGGGCAAACTTCTTTGCCACTTTTTTTGACGGGCACTTGCCCCGCGCTTTCTTACGCCCTTTGGCCGTGAGGCACATGCCCATGAATTTTTGCTGCTTTTTACTCTTCGCCGGCATCTTCGACCCGTCCCGCGTGGCGCACCATGCGCTCGATATAATCAACCACATCCCTCTGCGCGGCACGAACAACAATGCGTGTCTGGTCTGGGTGATCGGTCAATTCATTTGTGCTGAATTCATTCTTGATAGACTGCAACACCTCTTGCCCCGTCCGGTTATCAAACACCGTCTGGAACTTACGTGCTTTCTGCGCAAGCTTTTCTCGAATCTTTTCATGTGCTTCAGCCTGCGCTCTTTTCTGTGGAAGTTCAGATAGTGCCATTACTGTATAGTCCTCGCTTGGTCTGCCTGTGCAGTATTCTTATCAGCTTTCGACAGCGTTTCAGCCTGTTCAGCTTCCGCTTGTGCCTGTGCTGCCTCTGCCCGTTCCCGGCGTTTCTTGGCTATCTCAGCCTCACCGGCCATGATGTCCGATGGTACACCGCGCATTTCACCCAAACGCTGTGACACCATGTCAAAGTTCACTGTGTCTATGATGGTGGGGTCCAGATCCGCCGCGCTTGTGATGTCGGCCAGGTACCCTTCAATGGCAACCACCTCCTGTGCCCGCTGCGCTTTCGGCAATGGGCCGATGTATTCTACTTCATAATCAGCGTCTTGCACCTGTGGGGGTGGTTCGGGGAACTTACCGGCCCGCGCCAGGATGTTAAACACCCGCTGGAGCATCGGCGAGAATACTTGACTCTCAAGGCGACCCATGGTCGGCCCCAGCAACCGTTGCATCAACTGCCAGCGTACCTGTACCTCAGTGGCCGTCATGGCTGGGCTTTCCTTCAGCGCCAGCTGATCAATGAAAAACCCCTGCCGAATACTGTCCTGGAGCTGTGCCAGTTTGATCTCACCCACGTCAAAGCGTGCCTTGCTCTCATACTCCCGTACATCGTCCAGGCTCCGGACTACCGTCAGGCCACCTTCTTCAATGTCCAGGTCGCTCAACAGCCCACGCTCCGTCGCCAGCGTCGGCGGGTTTATGACTTTGCCCAGCTGCGTCAGGGTCATTCTGACAATCTCATTGGCGCTCTTGATCGTCGCCATAGCTTTCATGGCCGGGCTATTGCCCCACTTGCTGTCGTTCGTCTTGCGCCACCGAGCGACAAAGGTAGGCATTTCGTAGTACCCACCTTCCGGCCCCATCTCCTCCCCTGTGTCTTTGAAAACATACTTTGACCCAAAGGGTCGGTTTTCAGGGGACAACACGTCAAGGTTTGCTGTGTCTACCTTCTCATCCAGCTTGCGCTTGAAGATGCAGAAGATAATCTCAAATTTCATGACACCGGCTTTGTCGGTTTCAGCCGTCTTCAGGATCTTGTCTGGTATGTTTTCCTTGCCCAGTTTGTCAATGATTTTCAGCGCAGACCAATTGAGCCTGCGATAGAAGTTCAGCACTTTGCCGCACTGATCCTCGTCAAAGAAGCTATCAACAACCGGTATCGAGCGAAAGTCAAGCCCGTCATAGTTGTTTTCGTTGTCGTTGATCTGTTCTACCGTCAGCGGGCCGGTACCAAAGGCAACGATGTCAATGTACATTTCCGACACTTCAAGCGAGAAGTTCGACGCCACCATTTCTGTGTAGGTGATATCAGTGACTTCTTCGAGCCAGTCTCTTGCTTCCTTATCTTCACGTAAGGCTTTGTCTTGAAAGGTAAATTCAAACCACTTCGCTGTGAACGATGTCAAAGAGCCATGGACTGTCGCAGCCAGTGTCTGTGCAGCATAGACAGCAGTGTCATCATAGCGGTATATGTTGTTGTCATAGTCTATGCTGTTCTCTTCCACCGTCGAGCGGTAGAAGCTGTCACGGTACGGCTGCACGAACTGCACGACATCAACCCATTCCGATTCAATGCCACGCCTGTCGGACTGCTCCGCCTCATAGCGTTTTTTGATTTCCATTCCATCCATTATGCAGCCCTCCTGCGGCGCAGTTTACCCGCTTTCGGGTGCCCTGCTTTTTTGACTTTAAAGTGCGCTGTGGTCGCGCCACCCAACATCTGTGTGTCTTCACCTGCACCCAGGAACAGGTACTGCCCTGCTTCTGCTACGTGCGAGTACATGTTCTTGTCAGGCTTATCATGAAAACGTTCTTCGTCCGACACCTGCAACCGTCTGTATTTGTACCCGCCCATCATGGCCTTGCGAAAGCGCTTGGCTTTCGGGCTTACCAGAAATGCCGGTTCTCCCACGAAGTCCAGTCGCTTCATGGGGTCTGCCATGGCGTCGCGTCTTAATGTAACGTCGTTGGAGTGCGCAGGAACAGCATTAATACCCTCGGAGTGTAACATATCAAATGGAGTCTGCTTATCCGTCTGGGCACGCTGTTCACCAGCGGGATCACCAGTAATCTGTAGTCGCGCATCACGATACTCTTTCAGGATTTTGGTGTTTAGCTCTTTGCCAAATGATTTGGCGTCCATGTCTTCCGTAACAAGTTCGTCGATGATACGCCACTGCCCTGTGGATGTCTTCTGAGCAAACAGCGCTGCCGGCGTCAACCCAAAGTCTATGCCTATGTGTAGCTCCAGCGTTTCATCATACTCCAGGATGCTAGGGGAGCAGTGTACGTCGTCTTTATACTCAGGATATATGGGCTTGCCTTCTATGACAAAGCCATACTTGCCATGCACGTAGACATCAATCCACGCCTGGTCATTACCCTCCATCATGTCTTCGTAGTACGTTTCCGGGAGGTTCTTGATATTCTCGGCCCCGTCGCTCAGGCCGCTGGGCTGCTTCCACAGCTTCCAGCTGTTGGGGCGCTTCTCCTCGAACATCTTGTACCACCAGTGGTCATCGTCCGGTGGGTTCGTGTCCATAATGACGCCATACCAGGTGGGCCCGTGCTTTCCGCCGATCTTTCTCGGGTACCGGCCACAGCGGGCGCGTAGCATGCGAATGATGGGGTACGGCAACTCTCGGGCCTCATTAACCCAGGCCCCGGTCAGCTCAAGCGACAACAGTTTTTTGATGTCGTTGGGCCGGTCCAGCGCCCGGAACAATACCTCAGCCCGGACCCGAGTACCGTCAGGCACGCCATTTACGTCAGTCCAGGGGAATTCTACGATATGAGTCATAGACTTAGCGACCCAGCCCCCCAGATTCTTCGGGAACCAGTCAAACCACGTCTGCATCGTGGTGTCTTCTAACTCTCTGTAAGTATTACGAATAACAGCCCATCGTGTCTTACGTAAACCCTCTCCGTCCGGCTCCTGCTCCCGCATCAGCCCGAACAGCTCCCAGCAACACGCCACTGATTTCCCGGACCCTACCGGCCCCATGAGCCCGCGAACCCTGTGTCTTATGCCCTGACGTGGGTTCTGGTGTTGTCTAACAGCTTCTCTGTCCTTGACGCGGGGTCTGGATGACCCCAGGCGTTT